ACACCCGTTACACCAATAGAACCCCAAGTACCTGTGTCAATACTACGGATAGTTCGTGACCCTACAATCTCAGTACCGTTCTTAAACAAAGCCCACTCTACATTCTTTGTTGGTCCAGAGGCCTGAGTAGAGGACATGGTTAAGTTTATAAGACCAGTAAGGGTTGTTGCATCGTCATAAGTGAAACGGAGGTTAGGGGATGTAACTACAGTGAAACCTGTTACGTGAGAGCTAGCAATAGGTGGAGATAAGAACTTCTCTGTTGTATCTGTATCAAGAGAGTAAGCATAAGGACTAGATGAGTTAAAAGTAGTAGAGGCACCTAAGTGTCTATGGATAGGTTGCCATACACCACTACCAGAACCGTTAGCTACGTAAGCTTCACCACTGTTAGCTACAGATACACCCTTAGGTTCGTGCAACGCACTACCTGTAAGAGATGAATGTTCTACGTTAGCCATATTAGGTATCCTTAGCAGGGGGGACTTGTTAAGTCTATTATACACACAGGTGTAATAGTTGTCAAGTTAAAAAGGTAACAGGAGGAGATTTCTCCCCTCCCGTTGTATCTTAGTTACGCAAGAGGCGCAGTCATAACAGTGACCAAGTTCTCTGGACGGTACAACTTCATACCATAACGTGCAGTAGTTACAAACTCTGTACGTTGGAAGTCTTTGTTGTACTCAGTGTCCACCTCTGGCATCTGACGCCATGCACCAACGAACGGTAGTACAGCTTGATCAGCAGAGAAGAACATGTTGGTGATTGCATTGTTGACAGTTGTGCCACCAATGGTTTCAGCTGTTTCAGTCTTCAAGTAGTTTGAAGTATAGACATCGAAACCATAGATGTTTGCAATGAATGACATGCCAGTGGCGATACCATCACGTACAACACCTTCCCAACGTGGGTTGTTTGATACGTTTGTCAATGTGGACAATGTATTCAATTCAAACTCAACGGATGGGTCAACGATTGCTACGAGGTTCTTCTGTGGAACCTTTGCAGTTTTCAAAGCAAGGTTAGCTTTAGCAAAGTCTGCTACGCCAATCTTACCACCAGCACCAGAACCTAGCATACGGTGATCAACGCCATTGATTGCGTTGGCATTGTCTACAGTCTGCTGGCCACCAAGTGCCATGATGTCTGTTTCTAGACGTTCCATCAAAGCACGTTCTTGCAATGGTACGAACTGAGACATGATCTCATTTGAGTAGTACACATCTTGCATTGCTTTGTTGGTGATGTAGTTACCAGCTTGCAAGTACTCAGTGATTGAGAATGTGAACTGTGCATCATCAATCGGATCGTATGTTACAGATGTGTCTTCTGTGTAGTCGTTAAGTGTTGCATCACCGAGTGATGGGATTTTGAATGTATCGCCGTCTGGAAACTGGTCCAACCACTTTACATATTTCATACCTTGCAGTTCGTCACGCAAGATTTCTTTAAGCTCGGCGGACCAAACTTCAGCACGTTTTGCTAGTGCTAGGGATGCTACTGTATTACCAGCCATTTTCGTATTCCTTATCTGTAGAATTTATCACCCATACGGTCGGCATCAGCCATCATTGCCCGTTGGGTGGAGGGTTTATAGTATAGTGTCGAGTTCTCTTTCCGAAGGCGTTGGTAGAAACCAAAGTCTTTCTCAGAAGAGGCTTGCATTGTAGAGCCTTCAGTACGAATGCTCCCTTGAACCAATGGTGAAGATACTGGTGCTGACTTACCCATCAACTGCATGAAAGCAGACGGTGACTTAGAAGCCATACCTTGTAGTTCCGACATAGGCAGCCCTAGTTCATTAGCTTTATTCTGCACAGCAGATAGAGCTTCTGTTCCGTAGGCTTTTTCAAGTTCCATTTCAACGACAGCAATGTTGTTTTTAGCAACACCTTCAAGCTCCCGTTTCTTTAGGGTCTGTTCAACTAGGCTCTCAATGTCTGCTTCACTCGAACTAGACTGGGTACCAGCTGCATTCGACGTGCCACTTAGGTTGTTAGGATCTGAAAGTTCGGCAGTGGAAACCGAGGCCGTTTCTTTCAGTTGAGCTTCAACTCCAATTCGGTAGGCCTGTTTCTCTAGGTCAGTCTTTAAGGCTGCATTCTCTTGCTTCATCTGTTCGATAAAACGATCTGCTTCCAACTTACCACGAGCTAGTGCTTCTACATCATTGAACTTTCGTCCCTCTCCTACAAGATCTCCTAGGACTGAAGGGCTGGTCGGCTCCTCAAAGGATGATACTTGCTCACTCTGCTCAACAGGGGTCACCTGTCCATCAGAAAATACACTCATTGTTATTCCTTGTCTAAGTTAATTAGATCCAACACAGTGGTCACTGCTCTATTGAACCCGTTGCGATCTGCTTGCTTATATGCCCACGAAGGTGAATCATAATCTGCGGCAGGGGTAGTATCCTTTAGCATAGGCTCTAGGATTTCTTTAAGGCGGTCTAAGCTCTCTTTGTTAGATTGGAGAGCCTGTCTCACTGCCTGTTTTTCTTTAATAGACTTACACTCTTTGAACCAAGCTGCCTTCATTCGGTAGGCTCCTCAGGGGCTTGCTGAGGGACAGCTTCAAGAGTTTGCATACCCTCTTCAGCCATTTCCTCTTGCTCTGCTTCAAACTCGACCTGAGCCTCTGTAACAACCTTCTGTGTCTCAAGCTGTTCAGTGACTGCAATGTTCTCACCGAAGAGTGCTGGCTCACCAAGTTCATCTGCAAGCAAACGAGCAAACTCTTTACCTGACAGGTGAGAGGCAACAGTAGGATCGGATGCTTTGATCTGGTACATAGTCGTAAGGTTCTGTACACGTTGAGCACGTTCAGCAAAGTGACGAGCACCCATTGGTACGATCTTACCGTTTGAACGTAGATCATCACGAGTAATCTGTGTGAAGAAGTAAAGACCAGTGTCGTCGTTTAAGACCTTAGCTGTGTCTTCGTAGTCCATGTTACGACGAGCTACCTCAAGCATAGCATTCAAGATAGGCTCAAGGAACACACGTTCGAAGTGAGCAGTCTTGTGCTGGAAGATACGACCAGCTGCTGTCATAAGTTGACTAACCTCGAAGGCTGTCTTTTCACCAGCACTACGGATGCCCATAGCTTCACGAGGTGCACCAGCCATCATCTCCATCTTGGCTTCGATCTCACGGATCTGGAAGTCAGCATTAAGAGCAGTAGAATCAGGAACTAAGTAACCTACGTCACCCTCATCACCTAGATAGATACGAGCATTAGGTTCGAAGTCAAAGTCTTCTACGTCACCACGGATCTTTAGTACTGGGTAGGCGATCTGATCAAACACATCAGCCTTCAAGTTCTCAAGGTGGTCGATGCGGTACTGCATACCTACTAGGTTGTCTAGTGGACCCATAGAGTATAGGTTGTCTGGACGGTCTCTCCAACCTACGTGGAAGATAGGGTCACGACCTAGGTAGCTAGGGTTCTCTTCGTTAGATAGAACGTAAGAACGATCAACGATTGTAATCACACGGTTGTTAAGGAATGCTCCTGTACCTGTGTCATAAATGTCACCATAGAAAGTAAGGATCTCTACGTAGTCTGATTCGTAGTAGTCAGTAAGGTTAGAGAAACCATCAGCTACAAAGCCTTGTGACTTCTGAGCATCAATCTCGTTACCCTTAGCTGCACCACGGTTACCTAGCATCTTATCAAAGATGTCAGACATGTACGCCTTGTCAGGAGTAGTTTCGATCATACGTTGTACTTCACCCAAAGTCATAACAGAACGAATGATCTTAGGTGTATCAGCAAACTCAGCAGCTACTGGATTGAAGCAGATGTCGTGAGGCGAGATACGTACAAGCTTAGGTCCGACATAGTTAACTACACGATCACCATCCTCAAAGTTAGTAACCTTACGTTTGTAGTCTACTGTAGCAAAGCAGTTACCGTACTGGATGTAGTCGTTAATGAGTTTACTTGTTGTGTTAACAAAGTCAGACTGACGTAGCTTGTTCTGCATGTAGGCTTGGATGATGTCACGTTTCATCTTCACATCACTTGCAGCATCCTCAGCTTCAAACTTAAACCATCGTTTCTGAGGAAACAAAGCAGCAAAGTAGTTAGCATGTAGGTTGTCTGCAATCTGTGTAAGCTTAGGAGTGGTAGTTGAGTTAGACCACGGAAGCTTGTTGTTAGATGTTGTACGTGTATCAGTTGCGTAGATGTAGTTACGTAGTTCTTTCCACTCTTCTACCTTAGAAGAACGGGCATTATTCCAAGTGGTCCAACGGCTAGAGATGTCCACTGCTAGTGCATGTGGATCAATAACATTTTCAATATCTATTGTAGTGCCAGCCATTTCGACTCCTAGTCTTAGTCTATGTTGTAATAATACAACTATTTGAATTGTTTGTCAAGTGTTAAAATGAAACACCACCGAATTTAGGGTGGAATACTACATTGTTGTCTTGACTTCTATGTCGTCTAGCTGTGTTGCTCGGCTTAACGGCTACTTCTACAGCAGCTGCTAGGCAGTCCTTACAGTCATCGTGAGCAGGGTTGTGAGACACTAACTCTTCTTCTAGTACCTGACAGTTGCCACCACGGTAGTGATACATCTGTAGGTTCTCATAACGAGGCTCAAGGATAGCAGCAATACGTTCTTCCTTAGAACCTTGGTGTCTGTTAGGACGGTGTTCATCAATTTTCAAGGCAAGACCATTAGGTTTGATGTAGCTGTCTTTAAGTTCTGTAACGATAGCTGACTGAGCAGCTGTACACTCAGCACGTAACTTCCTAAAGTCCCAACGGTTAAGTAGGTCTAGGATGTGTTTGAAGTACTCAGAGATCTTGTCTGTCTTGAAACGATCAATGTCTAGAACGTATACGTTATTCTCAGAGTCCACTCCAATGACGATAATGGCTGTATAGTCGGCACGTTT